GTCAGTCGAGTAACATGATCTGACAACATGCGAATATCACTCTGAATGGAGTCGATTTTCTTTTCAAATCTCAACCCGTATGATTCATTTTCAGTCATGCCTTCCCCCTAATTTCGGCAATAAAAAAGCCCTAACTTATTTAAAGCTAGGGCTTGTGGTGGTTTGGTGGGTAAATATGTACTTAAAAACATGAATTCAATAATTACTTGTAATAAAAAGTGAAAATATATATTTAAGCTTAATTTTTTATATATAGTATCAACCGTTTTTTACAAAAATATCGGTAACTCAATGCTGAAATATATTAAAAGTGATCTTTATAGATATTATGGAAAAATCTCACTATACCTATTTTTTAAATGTTACTTCCTGAATAGAGGCTTTAATTACACAGTTTGGTTCAGGCTCACATCTGCCAAAGGATTTGTTGGAAAATTTTCGCGCTTAGTTTTGGCTCGAAAAACCTTCAAAACAGGGATTGATATTAATCCAAAGACAAAAATAGGATACGGTCTATATATTGGACATGGCGGTCCTGTAATTATCAATGGCACTGCTGTTATCGGCAATAATTGCAATCTATCACAATTCACGACAATTGGTAGTATGTCGAATAACGCTGCGATTATAGAAGATAATGTTTATATCGGCCCTCAAGTCTGTATTCTTGAAAATGTTAGAATTGGTGAAGGAGCAATGATCGGAGCAGGCAGCATCATTACAAAAGATGTAGAAAAAAATAAAGTTGCTGTTGGAAATCCTGCAAAAGTTATTAAAGACGTCCAACAGGATGTTATTAACAATAAATGGATTGACTTTTAAAAGTCAATCCATTCCGCTAAATTACCGCTTAACAATCTTCCTGTTACAACATAAACATCACAATAAAAATCTGCATTCGTTCCTAAAGTGCATGCAATATTATGAAAATCTTTAGTAATTGCCACTCCCCTAACAACTATCGGAACACCCTTACTTACTGATGCTAGATTGATAGTATAAACCGTGCCATCAATTGCAATAGCTATATTAGTGCCGCTATAGCTTTGCCTCGGAACAACAACTATAAAAGGATAACCAGTTGTATCTTTCCAATAAAATATTTGATTTTCCAACTGAGAAGTGTAGCGTAAATTAACATTCTTAAACTCAGCTATACGACTAGTTGTATGTACGATCAATGATTTATACTCAGTTTCACTTAAACCATATGTAATTGGGAATGGTTCTCCATATATTAAAAATTTCCCACTTCCACCAAGTGCTTTAAAGGGATTCCCTACTGTTCGTGCACTTAACAAGACTATCGCACCACCAGAATTATTAATTATCTGTTGATTCTGAGCTAATGTGATCGTTGTCAAAGTTACATTTCGAACTCCACTTGGAGCATAGACATACATAGAAGGTTTTAATGTCAACGTATTATCATTTTTCGCATTATCTTCTAAATAAATATTACCCCAGAAATTTACCCGACTCACACTAAGATCAATTAATCCGATCCCCTGATTCAGCTCTGACTGAACTGAACCATAAGAGCACCCTTGGGTATTAACAACAATCCCGCATCCATCATATCGAGCTGTATTATAATTGAATGTGTTGTCCATTCCCGATCTGTGCGCTCTAAGATCCTCAAAATTGATTCCGTTAACAGCAATATCACCACTTTCTGAGAAGATAGGATGGCCGAAAGCAATTCCCACCCCTCTACACTCTGCAGAAGTAAGTTTGCCAAAGGAACTAAACCAGAGCTGTACTCCGGCGATATTACATTTTTTACTGTTACCAACAACAATATTCTCAGCTCGAGATTCATTAGTGAAATAACGAAAATAAATACCACAGTCGCAGCCATTAGCATCAACTGTAAATCCACTTAATTTAACTGCGTTCATGGGGAGTGATGGCACTGAACCAACTGCAGCCCTTGAACAACGGATTACAGCCTTTTTTGTTCCGTCAATACCACCCCATTTTATTATGGTACCACTTGCGTAAAGTGAATTGGCAACTGTTGCATTTTCATTTAATCCACGCATAACTAGTCCATCAGGTGGAATAAATTCATTATTGATTGTGATTGTACCAGCAGGCAAAACAAGTACTAAGCGCTTACTTACAGCATAAGCAGCATATTGATTTAGTATTGCTAGTTGGTCAGTTCCATCTGTTTTAATATTTTTTGCAAAAACGCATGGAATGTTAAAGTGGGATGGTAGCCAGTTCCAGTTTCCTGCTATAGCATGTATTTTAAAGAAGCCATCTGGAACCCCTGAATCTTGCATATTAAGTTGATATGAATCTCCGTTTAAAACAGCTATCTGTGAATCAACTCTCTCAATATTCGATAAATCAGTTATTGAACTAAAAACTGCTTTATCATTGATCTGTTTCTGAGTTTCTGCACCATCTTTTACATTGTCAGCATCTTGATAAGCTTTTACCCATGATGTTGCATTAGAGTCATACTCATAATGACCCAAATCTTTTACATATACAGTGCGACCATCCCAAACATTTACAATTGTTTCAAGAGCTCCCAAGCTATCTACATGAGTAATTGCTAATGCATTAATTGTCCCTTCATTGATTGCTTCATCAATCATAGAGAGGAACATATCTTTTAAAATTTGGTCGCCCTTAATACGATCAGCAATTTCTTTTGAAAGATCATTAACAAGCTGCTCAATGTCATTTGTATTTTGATCTACGTTTTCTTGTAAATTGCCAAGCCATTCATCAATCGTATTTATTTGGTTTTGTAGGTCCCCATCACCAGCAATACGGTCAGAAATCTCCTTAACTAAAGCGAGCCAAATTACTTGATCTCTATAACCAAGCTCCTGAAGCTTCCACCAGATTAAATCAAAGTCTTTGTTTACAGGCGCTGGGCGGAATGAATTGTTGTAGGACTGGTAATCTGTTGTTCTGCGGAATGGCGTATTTCTTTCAATTGTAATGAGCACACCATTAGCAGGTGCAGAATTGAAAGTTATTGAGCCAACACTAAGGCTCCATGACCCAACTGGGGCCTCTTCCCCATCAAGAGATACAATCAAGTATTCAGATTTATCACAGTCAAACGTAAGCGGATAAACTGTAGTGGTTCCATTCGCTGTATATTCTATAAATGGCGTCTGTTCTGGTACTGCCATAGCCTACCCCTAATCAAAGTCTACTGTGGCTTCGTATACGCCACCGTTTGTTCTCCAATTAACGGCTTCTTTAACAGTGTTTTTGTTGTGTATTTTCCCGATACGCTCAGGCTGTTCAACGATTGCGCCTGCTGCTGAGTCCATGTAATCATCCGGTTGATTGCTAAGCGCAGGGTTCCATTCACGCATTTGTTTTACTTGTGGTGAATCCTCTACATTTTCTCCTTCTCCAACCTCAAGCACAGAAATATGAGCCCATAAAAGACCAGACATTAAAGGGCCTTCCATTGCTTCTAGAATGCGCTTATTTTTATTTTGGTGTGCATGTTGTTCAGTTACACCACATTGAATCCCACGCTTTTTAAGCGCACCTTTGAGTGATGAAGGCGCAAAGCCACCGATCCCGTTGGTTTCAACGACTACTCTCGGAACATTGAACTCTTGGATTAAATCGCATAGCTGCCAAACCTGACCTCCTACAATATTCCCGCCTTCATCTGTGATTACGTCAGGACCCGTTAGAGAGATAGATCGATGCCAATATTTATTACCTAATGCATCATGGAAAAATAGTGCTACTGACGATACATCAGACTTAAGCTTGCCAGACGATGGATCCCACTTAAGTGAGCAGCCAACCATTTGACGATCGCCAAGCATAAGGATGATTTCGCCATTTGCTCGCTTAATATATGGTTCGCAATCGTACGCCAGCATTTTGTCTGGATCTAAACGCACATCTCCAATAGGCTTAGCGTGCATTTGATATTGAGAGTCCCACTCGTTAAGGGTTTTACATTTCTCCCTTCTCTTTGTCATTTCTTTGGCTGTGAATCGTTCTGGCCAAATTCCTTCAGAGTAGAAATCAATTAGATAGTGTTCTTCATGAATAGTAACTTCCCATAAATTACCTTTCTGAATGCATGTATAATTTTCACCCTTTTTAAAATATTTTGATCCTTTACCTATCCCTGTGAATGCATGAATAGGTTCAAAATCAAGAAGAACTTTTTGCCCTTTCTTGCTGTCTTCAATTCGCTTTTCATGCTCAAACATTTTTAGAATTAAGCACTTAACATCTGTTAATTTTTTAATTTGCTCATATAGTGAATCATATGTATGAGGAGTTCCGATCCAGAGTTCACGCGCACCAGGAATAGCAATATGTGTTTGTTCACTTAATCTTGAGGGAAGCTTTTCTCTAGCTTCAGGAGTGCCAGTTGTCTTTGGAGTTTCAACGTCATCATTCTGGATAAAGTGCGCACGGTGCCCAGTCACACCGGATAGAATACCCTTTGCTAGCATAGTCCCATAACGAACATCATTGGTACCATTTACAAACCAACGCTCAACTTCACCTTTTTTAATTTTTACTGGATCGCAATCAATAGTTAAAGGATGCCTAGAAAGCACATCACGTGTGCCGCTACTACACTTATATGCGTCTGAATCAGTTGTCCCTTGATGTAAGATCTGTGTTTCAGGCCAACAGTAAATTACCCATGCATTAAAGACATCAAGAATTGTTGATTTTGAATGACCGCGGGGCATCATTAGAAGTGCAACACAGCCAACTATCAAATAGAAGGCTTCCAAGAAGTCGCAAACACGCACGTGAAAGTCTGGAACCTTCCACTTCTGAACATCCGCCCAAAGTAAAAAGAAAGCTAGAAAGCTGATTTTTGGTTTAGTCATCAGCTCATCCGTTGTCTAATTTTTTCTGCTTCAGCTTCTGCTTTTTTAATTAAGTTTTGTTCATGTTTTTTCTGCGTATCTTCATCTGAACTTGAAGGCGGCAATGTTCCTCTACGATATGCAAGCACTTGCTCTACTTTAGAAATAGCTGAAGCACACTGATTCAGCCCCTTGTAGAGCCATACTTTATTGCCGCGATCTTCAGGTGTTTCAAAACCACATTCACTTGCCGCATATGCAATTTGAATAAGGTCATCAGTCATTTTCTCAGTGAGTTCTTCTAACTCTTTTGTTTGATCATCACGCATAAAAAAGCCCTCGCATATAGTTCATATATACAAGGGCTTATGTAGTGGTATGTTGGGCGGTTTACTGGACTACACGCTCAAAGTCAGGTGCACGAATATCGGTAACATCATCACCCCAATATCTTTCGCGGTCTTGTTGTCGCTCTGCTTTACGTAAGGCCTTCTCGCGGTAGCCGGGGGCAATAGTGTCTTGGACTTCATCAAAGAACATTCGGTTAATAGCTGCTTTTGTATACCACAGGTTTTGCGCGGGGATTTTGCCCTTCACAAATTTGAATGCTTCGTTGCCGAAATTAGTGTCTTTACCTTCGTTGTACTGAGTTAAGTTACCAACCGTTAAACCTAAAAGGCTAGTGAAATCACTACCAAGTGGGCCAGAAACAAACGAGTTTGCATCACGACCAGAAGTGTCAGTACCAGCAACAAGAATGTCGCCGAGTACAGGCAAGCCACCACCAGCAACTAGTGAGCGCATAAAGAAGCTTGTAGCCTTTTTAGGATCATTACTATCATAAATTGTTTGTGGGTCGTTACCGTTTAGGATTTCACGTAGCTGCACTACTAGACCTCCTAGCAGGGTCATACTGACAACAAGAGGTATTGCATATGCTACCTTGCCTTTTAAGCCTTCTTGAGCCATTGTGCGACTGCCTTGTCGCATCAAGAACGAAGCCGAGAATGATTTAAATTGCATTAAGCCTTTAAATACCTCCCCTGTGATAGTTCCCTTTGCGCCTACTGTCATCCATGTGCGTTCACGAAGGCCTGCCTCAATAACAGCCATACCCTGCTCATCAAGTAAATGTGCTTGAAGTTGTGAGGCAACTTCGTCACGGATCTTTTGTGCTAATAATTTTTTCTCCCCATCAATACTGTTTGCAAGCTTATCCATAACATACTGACGCTTAGCTTGACGTTCTGCCACTTTCGCCTGATATTCAACAAACTCATCATCTAAGGCATTTACGCGTTTATCTAAATCCTTGAACTTCTGATTAATAGACTTATTTGCACTGCTATCAGCTGCGCGCATTTTTGCACGCATCTCCGTCATTCTTCTTTCAGCATTACCCAAACGACGGCCTAGATCCTCACCGCTTTTATAGTTTCTGCGAGTGTTCCGAGCGACAGACGAATCAATTTTTTTATCTGTCTTACCTTTAATTCTCGTCTGTTCAACTGCTTTTTTGATTTCAAAATCAGTCTCAAGCTGTTGCTGTTTCAAGCCCACTAATTCTTTTAATTCGTTTAGCGCTTCAAATTCACGCTGTGCTTTTACATCGCGGCGCGTTGCATACCGATTCAAACGCTCTGATAACTTATCTTCATACACTGCCAGTTTTTCTTTAGAAAACTTCTGGCGCTTACCTAAAAGGTCATTGAAGTCTGAAAACTTACCTTGAATCTCTTTTTCAAAACCTTTGATCTTTTCATTCAATTTAGTGGCTTTTAGCTCCACTCTATTGTTTAGGCTCTCTAGTGTACGTCCTAGTTTTTTTGCCTTGTCTGTCAGGTTGTCAATGGTCTTGCCTTGCGTAATGCCATCAATAAAACCTTTCAGATCTTCCTGATTTTCAATTGTACGGATATAAGCATTCATATCAGCTTGAGCTGCTGCGGCCTCTTTCTGTGCATCAAGCAGATCCATTCGATCCTGTAGCGCCTGCTTTTCTGCCTGCGCTTGTAAATCCTTCCTGTTTGCATAATCAAGCAAGCGCTGTGAAAGACTACGCTTAACATCATCTAGCTTTTGCTCACGATTCAAAATACGCTGATCATCTAATGCATTTCGATCATTCAGTTCTTTGATCTGATCATTTATACCACTCACCAGCTGATTAACATCCTTATCCATTGCGGCTAGAAGTTTATCGTCAGGAATTTCATAGATAGAACGCGCTGACATGAGTTGATTACCTTTGCGGTCCACGACTGGTTCAGCTAATTGGAAAACCTGCCATGCTCGCTCATCTAAGCCCGTATTTGAAAGTAATTCACGATCTTGTACATCTAGGTCATTCCAAGCTTTAGAACGGCTTAAGCGGCCGTATTTCTCCATAAGCAGCTTAGTAAATCCAACTTTTGAGGCAGAAGTAAGAGCATTCAAAAAAGATACTCGCATTACTTGGGTTGCAACACCACTTGATATACGAGCTAATTTCTCAGATTTACCATAAGTAGCTGTGAGCCCATCATCTGACCAGCGTGCAATTGAGCCTAGCATTTCTTCTGTGGCCAGACCTAAACTATGCGCTAGTTCTCGATCAGCTTTATTGGCGGGGTTTAGTTGCCCGATTAATTCCCCAAAAGCTTTACGATATGACAAATCATGCACACTAGCTGTTTTTGCAATAGTTGCTTGATCTGCGATCGATGCAATGGTAGTGCCGCCTAGCATGGAGGCCACATTCATTGATCGATATGCAAGACCTAAGTTTGCAAGCACTTGAGACTGAGGAGAATTACCCCCGCTAAACTCATCAAACATGACTTGTGCACGTTTACGAGAAGATTTAGTTTTGTTGTCTTCAATCCCTTTTTCCCAGTCTTTATTTGCTGCAGCATCCATTAAAATTTTTAATGCTGTTTTTGGATTGCTTCCCAAGTTTTCTACCATTGCAATATCTTTAGAAAGACCATTTACATGAGCTTCTACAAGATCCACAAACTGCATGCCGCCGAACTCAGATTGATATTCAAGCCATGCATCAGCATCTTTAAAATGTAGAACCCGACTTTCACCATGGCGATTTGTCACTTTTGATGTGCCTGCACCAGTAGCTTGTCGGCCTACTTCAATTTTATTTGCTCCGTCACTTGATAGCGTATCGTACGTATATTCAAGCAATGAGCGTATTTCTTGCTGTGAGTAGTAATCACCGTTCTCATGCACATATTGGCGTGTATCAATGAGTGATTCAGCTTTACTTACCCAAACCTCTTTACCAGCCTTAGCAATTTTTTCTAAGTTATGCGTTTGTGGCAATCCCCAATTATCCAGCTTTCCAATGTCGCCCCCGTTCCGGTTAAAACGGTCACGCATGGTTTCAAAAACATCACCCATTTTATCGCTAATTTTTTTGGCTAATGGGTCGCCTGTATTGTCGCCGAAACGCTCACGCACAATTTTATGAACTAATTCTTGATCTGTGAAAATTCCTAAACCGCCTTTAATGTTGGTGTAGAAATCTACGAGTTCACCACGATAAATAGCGGCAATACCACGTGCTTTTGAATCAATAGATTGAATGCCAGACATATCACCATGAGCAGCAACCATACGGTCTACGACTTCCATTGATGAAAGTTTGCCATGGTCTAAAGCTGCAATATTCTGTGATTGTTTGAGGATGTCTTGAGCTGCAATTTTATGTTTGCGTTTTAATTGTTCTTGAATGTCGATAGCAACTTGTTTTGATGCCTCTGTCATTTTTTCAGCATCGGAAAGATTGCGCCATTTATCACGATCCTTACGCGCCATATTACGCATCGTTTCATTAATGCGTGCTTCGATGTCTATTGCTTCTTGAGCTGTAAGGGATTGTTTGCCAAGTGCTTTAGCTACGGCTTGTTTGCATTGTTCTTTCATAAAAAATGCCCAGATAATTTTAGGTATCTGAGCATTTATTTTGTGGGGGTTTGTTGTGTGATGAAATTATAGTGGCTTCATCTTAGACTTTACCCAATTAACAAAACTCGCTGGAGCATTCAAATATGTTAGCCATTGATCATCCTCATCCGACCAAGTCTCAAGTACACCGTCATTAAAGCGATAAAATGAAAGTACACTTAAATCTGGTTCGTAAGTAAAACCTGTCGCACCATCTGGAGCATGTTCTTTGATAATCTTTTTTAAGTTCATGGCATACACTTCCATATTAATGCATGATCAGGGAAGTCACGGTGCCAGATTGGCAAAACCTCACTATCATTTTTTTCTTCAAATGGATTACTAACTAATTCTGACCTTACAGAAATAATGACATTATTTTCTTTAATAAGATTAGTTAATACCACTTCCATTCCATCTATAGAATCATATTGACCAGACAATAAAGATGGATGAGTAAATACTAAATCTGGCTCTTTGTTGGTTCTCAGAATAAAATCACGTTTTTCTTTCTTAATCTGCTCTATTACTTTGGCATCATTATTCATATGCACCTCTGCAATACCTGATTGTGGGCGTGGCAACTGTTCAGGTTAAACAGCGTTCGGTGATCAGCCTAGCCACAAATTGATTATACATTAGCCAAATTGCAAAGCACAGTTCAATGCAGTTTGAGTTGCTAAAATATCCATATCGGCTTGCTTGATTTCTGCTTCAAGTTCAGCGTGATAGTCACGTAATGTCATCGTAAATTCTTCTGGCTCACCTAGTGAATTAATACGATTCACTGCAATTGGTTGATCTGGATTTGAGAAGATTACATCAAGCGCGGCTTGACCTTCTGGCGTGTCGCCAAATAATGAGCCTTGTCGCGGGTCGCCCATGTTTTCAATGGTCTGAATCTCAGAGCTAATGGATTCACCAATTGCCTTTGCGCTCTTGCGGTTATTATCAAATACCTCAAGAAATCTTCTTGCTCCATCACTTAATCCATCATCAATAAGTTGACCTTGATCTAAATAATCGCGTACGGCTTGCCCATTGGCTTTAATGTCTGAAAGCTTTTGCGCGGCTTGTGCCAAGTCTTTTGAAATAGAATTTTCAAAGCGCCCGCCTTGTTTCACTAAATCATTGAGCTGAGATAATTGCGGAGCTGCACGTAGTAAGGCATTGAGTACATTTTTACTATCATCATCTAGGTTTTCAGATAGACGAGTTACTAGATTAGAATCACCGTACGCACGTTGGACTATTGCAGATTCAATTCGGCGTTTACCCTCTTGGGATAAGCGACCATCGCTAGTGATAACTGATCCGCGCTCAGACTGTGGCAATTGATCTACAAACCTACGGACATAATCCATAGAGCCATCAATATTGATTGAACCATCATTATTTATTTTTAGTAGTGTTGAGTCTGGTAGACGATCAACATCACTCAAAGCGCGCTCAGTTGCGCTGAATTGCGCCACATCGCTTTCATTTGCTAAACGCGAGAAAGCTACACGGTCAACATCACTAAGGCGTGTACGCACTAAAACAGGTTGATTTAACCCTGAAATATCCATCCCTCTTTCAGTAGCCCAATTCTTGATAAAGTCACGATACGCTTCTGCACGGCCATTTTCATAAGCTCGCCCGATTGCTAAAGTTCGCCCATTTCCAGACTCGACAACGTTATCGGGGCCAATAATTGGCGCACCATCTGAAAGTTTGTAAGACTCGCCTAATAACTCAGGTTTTAAGTCATCGGCCATGCGTTCAATTTGCTGACGTGATGCTTCACGGGTTCGGTCACGTGGTTGTAATTCACTTGGGTAAAGTGGATTTACGCCATACAAGCGGTCATTCGATGCAACTAGATCAGCCCAGTCTTTAACCTCATAAGCAAAGTCATAGCTAGAACCATCCATCCCATAAGCTGTGCTAGGTTCACCATAACGTGAGCTTAATTGGTTCCACTTGTTACGCCATTTATCGATAGCTTGACCAACTGTCATTCCTGACATGCCATTATTTTTAACAATGGCGTTAGCGTTTTTTGAATCGTATGAACGAACCACATCAATTAATGGTCGTTTAGGATCTGCTTCAAGTACTTTTACTGCCCCGCCTGGTCCTAACAAATGCCCTAAATACTGCTCATGTGCTACAGGTTCACGCCCCAAGCTTTTACGGATATAGCTATTGGCTTGCTTAATATGCTTTAAGCCGATACGGATTTGCTCTTCTACGTTATTACGATCTTTACCTCCTAAGTTTTTCCACGAATCATCCAAAACTTGAAAAAGACCATAAGCGCTTGAAGTTGGGTTTTTAGCTGTATGGCTAAATTTCCCGCCTGTTTCTATATGGCTAATAGTTAGCGCAACACTTGGGTCTACACCATCTTGTTTTGCTCGTAGTGCGATTTGTTTTGCATTTGTAGGTAAGGAGCTATTTGCATAGTCTATGGTTGCTCTACGCGCTTCTCCTTCAACTTTAGACGGCACGCTCACAGTCTGGCCTTTTAGAATCTGGTCTGTAGCTGCATCTAAATTTTTATAATGGTTGTTTTGTTGCACTGGATCTGTGGTACGTACTGGTAAAGTAGTATCTTCAAACTCAAAACTATTTCTTACCAGCGTGTCATTAATCTGGTCATTTCGAGTTTCAATATCATCTGCATTCAATTGATTTATTTCGGCATCAACGTCTTGGTCTAACTGGTTTTGTCTTGAACCTAAATAACGTGCACCGCCAAATAGCAACGCATTTAAAGCCAGATCAGTTGCTACAGATTCGCCCGTAACTTCAAATTGCTTGGCTTCTTTTTCATTGCCAGCGGCTTTAAGAATTTGATTGCTTGTATATTGAACGCCTGTATTTAAAGCTGTTGCCCCGCCTACCGATAAAGCAGCATCACCAACTAAACCACCAGTACCGCGAAATCCGTAACTCATTGGCAAAGCTGTGCCAATAGCATCGCCCACGGCATTTACACCTGCAACTTGTAAAGCTGTATTCTCATCAACTCCTTTACGGGTTAAATCAGTGTAGATGTAATTACCAGTTGATCCACCTGTAAGCGTAGCAGCGCTAAGAGTACCACCAGTTGCAGCACCTAAAGCACCGCGCCACAAATAATCACCAGCACCAACACCAAAACGACCAACGATGCCTGTATTTTCTTTATCTTCTAGTTTATCAATAGTTCCATAAACCAGATTGTCACGGGCCTTTTCACGTTTAGCTTTGTACTCTTCGTACGGTTCAATAAATTCATTTGTAGAAACGTCTTTCAGGCTATAGCTAACACGGTCTACTACTGCATCAATCGGTGCAGAAATAGCATCACCAACTTTGTTTAAGCCGACAGCCATACCGCGGAAAGGTGAAGATATTGCGCCATCAAATGCACTTGGCTCATTTGGTCGGGTGTCAGGATGCTGCAAGCCTTTGCTATTTAATTCTTCAAAGTCTTGCTGATTTTCGCTAGATAAATCTGATAACCAGTTACTCATTACTTAGCCACCCCATTCATGCGGATACGCCAAACGGCACCCTTCACAACTAGTGGACGACCACGCTCATTGATCAGGTCATACATCAAATCACCATTAGTAGCTTTAGTCGGTGAACGTGCTAAACGGAAGTTATCCAGATCATTTACTGACATGCCTGTAGCTTTTGAAATATCGCTATAGCCTTTCTGGATTTTGGCTTCAAAAGTTTCATCCTTCATGCCGTAAGGCTTTGACACTTTCCAGTCAGATATACCTCGATCGGTATAGTCCTTGAATCTCCCACTTTGTGTATAAACACCACCTGTAGCAAGGCCCAATGCAGTACGGCCTATATCTTCTTTGTACTCATCCGCATCTTTATGGATTTGCCCACGCGCTTCGGTGAGATAAGCATAAATAGACTGGAATGCAGCGTAGTTTAAATTGGCGGTTTCACCTGATACAGATTGACCTACATACTGATTAAACTTTTCCTTGAGCAAAGTATCTTTAGGTTGAATCATTTGCTTATTTTTAAGGGCTTGTTTGCCCGCAACGATTGCTGTTGCTACGTCTAACCCCGCATCAGAACGGAAGTTATTAGCACGTGCATAACCTGCCATTTGATAAGCAGCATCACCATTCCCCAACTGACCTAATGCTTCACCCCAAATTTTCGCTCCGTTCTTTACGCCTTTAGTTTGAGAAATCATAGAGCTAATCAAATTAAGTTTTTGATCAACGGTTGATTCTTCCCAAGCCTGTTTTGCAGCTGGAAGCGCTTCATTGGGAATAGGCTTAATCGTTGCATTTGGGTCCTTGTCGCGTTGTGCAACTTGATAAGAACCAATAGTCACAATGTTTTTAGCAAAGTCATTTGGATTTGCCTTAAGCATTTGCGGGTTTAATTCAGGTAAAAGCACACCTTTTTCACGCAAAGCCTGAGTCGGGTTTTCTTTGGCTGTTTTAAGCTTGTTATCGTAAATGCTTTGATATGTGGATAATATTTTATTCTCGGCTACAGGATCAGCCGATGAACTATTTTTCATCTTAGCTTTGCGGTTGTTAATTTCCGCTAACTGCTGGTTTGTAGGCAAAGCTTGAAAACGGATGAAGTCAGCCGATTGTTTTTTATAGAACTGATATTCCGCTTCTGATGGCGTCCCTTTAACAGCTTGCTCAACATCACTTTGATATTTCAGATCTAGAGGACGACCAGTTAAAGTACTTTGAATAAACTCATTAACAACCTTCTCAGCCTCATTAATGCGCTTGTTCTCATTGACTTGTTGGCGTTGCTCAAGCGTAGTAATTTTGCTCTGAATTTTGGTTTGAAACTTCTGTACTGTAGAACCATCAATAAATTTATAGTCTTTTAATCCTGCTGCTGTAGCCCTGAGAGCTTCAATATTATTTCCCGCAATAGCTTCCGTGATTTGCGAGTTAATATCATTCACATCACGCGCAGTTTCATACTTGATTGCCAGCTCACTTTTCTGAGCTTCAGACAAAGGTAGTCCCATTAAATTATCAGAAAGGTATTTCTTACCTTCTTCACGGCTCATACGTGTGGCCACATCAAAATAACGGTCAGCTAGCACACCGCCTTTTTGTTCATCTGCACGTAATTGCAACCCCATGAATGAAGTGCGCTGGCGCCCCACATTGCTATCCCAATATTTTTTTAATTCTTCTTGGGAGTGACCCGGCAAATTAGGTTGCAACTCAGCGAATTTTTGCGTTGAAAAAGTATTGAGCTCCTCATCTGCCTGTTTAGCATTGATTGTGCCATTGCCTAGGCGGTTTTTAATATCAACCACCTTGTCATTAAAGTCTGTAGATAGTGATTCATCTAGCTTTAATTGGCCTTCTTTTGCCTCCAGCTGGTTATTATAAAGCTCTAAGTTTTTTGCGGTCACTTCCTGCTGACGTTCTTGCTCATCTTGGATACGGCCTCGTTGCGTAGCCACTTGCCCGAAATTACTTACAGCATCAGCAAGCATGTTCAAGTTACTTTGAGGCAAGCGTGTTTCTTGAACCTCTGGCAGTGCATTACCAAAGTTGCCCATAGGGATTTTAGCCATTATTTCCACCCCTTATTAGCTGAAACACCTGCTGAGACCATGTTTAATGCACCAGAAGCCAAAGCGGTATTTGCATTCTTCCCGTACTGGTCTGCCTGCGCCATTAACCGTTGCGATGCGTTATAACCTGTTTGCCGCGCAATCTCTGCGTCATACTGCCCTGCTTTTTCAATCTCATCATTAATCTTAAGAGCTGTACCTTCATTCACATCTAAGCCGTTGGCCGCTGCTGCTGCACGCGCCATAGACTGTTGTTTGGTTTTCTGCTTTAGGATTCGCTCTGCTTCTAAACGGCCTCTTGAAGCTTGCGCCGATGCGTCTGCTTCTGCCTGTTTCTCTGCGGTTTTAGATTGTGAGTAAGCTGAATATCCCGCTAAAGCTGCACTTGCTACGGCAGCAGCGGCACCGACTGCTAACCAAGACATAATGCAATCTCCTTTGGCTTATGACCAATTGAAGCTAGGAATGCTTCAATTTCATGCTCTGGAACAATTACATCTCGCTCGATGGCTTCTAGATCAGTTTCATTAGTTGGATGGATGGTTAGCCAAGAAGTATCTTGATGAAAGTACCCTATCCGCATTGTTCCAGCCTGAGACTTAATAACCTGTGGTGCTTCTAAATACTTCAATCCATCTTCAGTGATAATGGTTAAAGCGCCTTTCAACAAAACGTTTAAATGCTCTGTGCGATGCATTTTGCTAATACAGAAAGTTCCCGCTTTTGCATCCATCTGACGTGAATAAACACCTGGTGCAAAATGGTGTGTAATTGGGAACTCTGCTGGCTCAAGTTCACCAGATTCTAATTTTTGCTCTGTTTGTTGTTTTAAATCTCGCACCACATCAATGTAGAGCTTGTTATGTATGTCTCCTAGAACATAGGTTAAAAGCTCTTTATTGTCTGGCGATATAACCTCAGTCATGGGCTAACTCCATATCAAGTACAGTCCCGTATTCGCGCAAGCCAAAATGCTTGTACAAACGAATACACCCAAGAGATTCAACGCCCGTTGTAGTGCCACACTGGATGCGATCAGCCTTGAGGATTTTTGCCCAGTTGATAAAGGCATTTACCAACATGTAAGCAACCCTTGTCTTGCGAAAATCTGGCTTAACGTACATCACATAATCAAAAGCAATCTTTTGATTGTTAAACCAATCCTTGCCAATCCCGCCCGCAAAACCACCGCACAGCAAACCGTTATGCTCTACTACAAAAATCACCCCCTCTTTGAGCAACTTTTTAAAATGGTTTTCTGCTGATTCTGGGCAATAGTGCCGATTATGGTAGTTTGGCGCCTCATCAATAAATGATTTACCAAACTCGACCAGTGTCGGAATATCGTTAAGTATGGCAACACGAAGCTTCATGCTTATCGCTCATTAACTGAAATCTCTATAGCTAAAGCTTGCATGTGGAAAGGAAGTGGTTTGTTAAGTGATATTTTGATCTCTGTTTCGTACAGATCGCCAAAGTCCCCCCCTTCGTAGATGTGCCGCCCTGTAAATAGGCTCTGTCCATCCATAGGCGTGTGATTGAAGTCAAATAGCTCTAGGACTTCTCCATTAAATAACGGCCCTAATGTTTTCATGAAGAAGAATGCAACGCGCTGAATTTTGGCTTTTGAGAGAATTGTAGTTGCAGGATTCTGTGACAACTCAGGCGGGAATAGGTCCACTAAACCATCAAATGCCATACCTAATTGGATCTGTCCTGTCTCAGTATCATTGAGGATTTTTAAATTATTCCCTTCCCTCTCATAAGGCACTGTGTAGCAATAACCATTTGTTGTTTTAAGCAAGTCAAACTTATTTAAATAAAGGGTATTAGCAACGCTTACTGTATTGCTGGTAATAGGTACGGAACGTTGTGAATCCATATTTGCTGCCTCATGGATTTCTTCTAGGCATGTGGTGCCATTCCGGTTAATCAACAAGAAGCATTGATCACTACCCAATTTTGTAGGCAACGAACAAAGTGAAATTGCCGTACCACCAAAATCATGTTGTGCCCAAGCTAGTACTTCTTGATCTCGGTTAAAGGTAATTGATGCGAGTTTTCCATCTCCAAGTTTGCACCAGACTAATGATTGCGGCTCTTGCTGGTATGTAATCTCGTCAATTCCACCGTGTTCTTCACCAATATGTGAAGCTAAAACACTAATCTCAGGTGATACAAGGCCGTCAACCTCATAACGATATGACAAAGCTCTTAAACGCTCGCCACCGCGCTGCACAAACAATAGTTCATTACCCACACGACAAGGACGAGTAAGCGGATATGCTCCATATGAAGTATGTTCATTGATCTCAACTGATGTCGGAGTAAGCGCCCCATCAGCACTAATCATGTATTCACCACCCGAGGTCAAACAAACAACGCCACGTGTCGCTTCAAGAAATAAGATTGAGTTAGATAAACCAGAAGCTGAAACTACACTAAAAGCGTCAGCGTCTTCTGTTGTCTCTAAGAAGTTGGCATTCCCAGCTACAGCACTAAACCAGATCTTATTAGGTGAAACTTTAGTATTAGCTAAAACAAGGCGCTGCTTGAAGAATGTCACACATCTTGGATAGCCATTTGTTGCATTAAAAGCTGGTGGCGTAATGGTCCATGATCGTTCAATAGCTGGTGTAACAGATTCAAGAGCCTTAACAACTTCACCAAGAACTTCATTTGCATTATTGAACTTAGTGATTTTGATTATCCCTCCATTTACATCAATATAACTTCCAACATCAGCTGCAGTAAAAACATCTGAAACAGATGAAGTTACTTCCACCCAATATTCAGGATTAGTTGAAGGGATTTTGTTTGTACTGTTTTTTAATGCCTGATAGTACTTCCCAGAATAAGTGACAACATCATTAGTCACATAGTCAGCAGTTTCATTCCATTCTGGCACTGGGGTACTAACAAAAGAAATTGTTGTGCCTAACTCCTTTGCACTTGGTGTCCCCTTACGAAATGGGCTTCGTGCACTCTCATCATCAAGTGGCGGATGAACAAAACCAAATAAAGCCATCTCCCAATTTGTATAGTCCTCAGAACATCTAAACCGATAAACAGGCACTTGGTTGTGAGTCATAAACATACTGTACCGGTACTGCACAAATTGAACTTCATTTACTTGCGCAGTTGTATAAGGAGAGCTAAGCGTAGTCACAATTGTGTAGGTGCGTGGGTCATAAACAACCAGTTCATTATTTTTGAAAATTAATAAATAGGTCTTGTCTGAGTTCACAACAAAAGGGATTAGACGTAAAGCACCCGTAAAAACAGTTTTGAAATACGTGCCTGGTCTTGATTTAACCCCACCCTCTACCAATGGGATCACATTGCGCAATTGTCTTGCGCCATTGGCATACTGTTGAATATCGGTGCGTGTAGTTAGATAAGGCGATAACTCGCCTGCACTAAAGTTATTTTTGATGATTGAAGTTTTCATGGGTAGCGTACCTCAATCAAACTTGCTTCACCTTCTGCAAAGTCTTGTGCTGGTCGTTCCTGACCATTGATAGCTCTAGCCTGCTTAAGCAGATTCATTAATTTTTGATATGCACTGTCTGATTCCGCTTGGCTCCCAGTAATTGGCTTAGCGATTTTGGAACATAAATATAGCGCCATAGCCTCAGCGAGTAAGGAATCCCATGTTTCTTCATTATCATTGTCATAGATGTACACCAATTGAATTGAATCTTGATTTGATAAGATGTGGCGGTTTTCAAACTCATAACATTGAGTATTTGGATCAAAGACACGCAAGAAATCCCGTGGCAAAGGGAATGCATTTTTATAGCCGAATGTTGGATGTGTTGTTGATGGGGCTAAAACCACGCGCTTTTTTGCACATGACCAAGGATGCATCCGTAATAAGGATTTACGTGTAGAGTCATACAGCACAGCACATCTACGTGCGTTCTCTGTATTTTCATCAAAACTTATAATTGACTTAGCGCCACATAGGTTTAGCGCCTCATTGCAGATGCTTATATTTGTGGTAGTCATAAAGAAAAACCTCAACCATTTTAATTATGTTGGCTGAGGTTTTGAGTTGATTTGTTGAGTGTTAGACGCCAATCGGCTGAGCTACTGCACGAACTAAAGCCATAATACCTGTTTGAATATCAGTTTTCCCAATTGCTGCCCAACGCAATGGTTCAGCTGCTTTGAAGCGTTCAAGCTCTTGACACTCTTCACTAGCAAAATCATTAGGTGGACCGAGTAAAAAGTGGTGATATTCAGCAACCAGTCCGAATCAATAGAAAGGATGTTTTCTGGCATGAATCATATGTAAAAAAGAAGGTTGAAGAGAAAAAACAAAAATCTGATACTATAGCCTGCTCATAGCAGGCTTTATTATTTTCAGTGGGGTATCTTTTTAAAAACGGGTAACCTAACGGGTAATATTGCGACAACACCATAATATAAATATAAATAACAACAACTTATTTTACAAATGATCATTCGCAATTAAAATATTCACTAAAATCTTTCTCTACAAATAAACCTAAAGGTTTTCACAATTGAATTATTTGTTGAATTATATATATTTATGCCTCCATAGCATTATAAAATTGTGAAAAAATGAAAACTTTCGCTCCTTTTTTTCAGATATTGGGGATCAGTATCACATTGTGTACGCAAGCGGTTTTTGCAGATGAGGATATCTCAACACAAGAGGCTGATAGCTTAATTAAAGATGACATTGCCGCAACGCAAGTTTTGCAGGAAATCTGCCCAGCTTTTGTTGGAACAAATAAAAAACTTGAGTCAAACGCTCAAAAAATTATTGCGATGTATTTAAGTGGTTATTCAAATAAATCAATGACCTTAGCGACTCTACAAAACGATGCTGAATTTAAAACTTTATTAAATGAAGCACGTCTTGCGGCAAAACAAATGGATCATCATGAGCAACATGAGCTCTGTGAAGAGATCGTTAATTATAAAGAATAG